ACCGCCTATGGAGAATTCAAACGGGAGATCTTAAATGAGATCGCCCGCTGCCTGAACCTGCCCTACAACATCGCCGCGTGTAATTCGTCGGGCTACAACTATGCCTCCGGTCGTCTGGATCACCAGACATACTACAAATCCATTCGGGTCGAACAGGCAGATATGGCATCGGTGGTGCTGGATCAGATCCTGGCTGCCTGGATCTATGAGGCGATGCTGTCCAGCGAGTTTGCCGCGCTGCGGACCTTATCCAACCTGCCGCACCAGTGGTTCTTTGATGGGACTGAACATGTCGACCCGGCCAAAGAGGCCAATGCCCAGGCCACCCGGCTCCAGTCCAATACCACCACCCTGGCGGCTGAGTACGCTCGTCAGGGCAAGGACTGGGAGACCGAGCTCCATCAGCGGGCCAAGGAAAAGAAACTGATGACCCAACTGGGCCTTTTAGAAGAAACCACCCCCCTAACCGTAGAGGACGACGATGAAGAAGAATAACCTTCCCGAGACGATTCACTTTGAATGTTCCCTGACTATCGAAGCAGCGGGTGATGAGAAGCAAGTTCCGCAGTTTTCGATGGTGGCCTATACCGGCGGGCCGATGAAGATCGCCGGTTTTACCCATCCGGTCGTGGTGGACCTGGAGGGACTGGCCATTGACCGGCAGAACATCCCCATCCGCCTGGATCACAATCCCAAACAGGGGGTCGGACATACCCATCGGGTCGCGATCGAAAACGGGCAGGTGGTCGCTGAGGGTTTGATCTCTCGTGATACCAGCTGGGCCCGGGATGTGGCCAACAGCGGCTCTCGGGGGTTTCCCTGGCAGGCCAGCATCGGGGCGGACATCCTCGAGGCCGAGTTCATTCCCCACGGCAGTCAAATCCAGGTAAACGGCAGGACCTTCGATGGTCCTTTGTATGTCATCCGCAAATCGATCTTGAAGGAGATCAGTTTCGTGGACAGCGGCGCAGATACCCACACGTCCGCTCAGGTAGCGGCACAATTTGATGAGGACAATCCAATGAAAAAAGAAACGACAGAAAAAGAACAAACAGACCTCCAGCCAGAGGGTACTCCCCAGCCGGCCAAGACGCCGGAACAAATCCAGGCCACGGCCGATCCGGTCCTGGAGATCCGCAAACAGGCGGCCGGCGAGACCAAACGCATCCAGGCCATCCGGACGGTCTGCGATGGCAAGTTCCCGGACATCGAGGCAAAGGCCATCGAGGAGGGCTGGGATGTCACCAAGTGCGAACTGGAGGTCCTGCGGGCTTCGCGTCCCAAATCGCCGGCCGTCCATGTGCAGCGGTCCAATAGCGAGCCGAAGATTTTTGAAGCCGTCGCCTTACTGGCGGCCGGCATCCCGGATACTCGCATGCAGGCGATGTATGATGCGCCCACGCTCGAAGCAGCCGATCGCCTGCGCGGCATCGGTATCCAGGAATATTGTGAACGCATTTCCGGTGCCGGCAGCTTCCCGCGCTTCCGCCGGGATGCCTCCGGGTGGCTGCAGGCGGCCTTCAGTACCACCTCCCTGCCGGGCATCCTGTCCAATGTGGCCAACAAGATGCTGCTGGAAGGATACAACTACATCGAGGATGCCTGGCGGCGGATCTGCAAGATCGCCAGCGTCAACGATTTTAAGGAGCATACCCGCTATCGCATGACCGGCAGTTTCAAGTTCCAGCAGGTCGGGGCCGATGGGGAGCTCAAGCATGGCAAGCTCGAAGAGATGCAGTACGGCCAGAAGGCCGACACGCACGGGATCATGTTTGCCCTGACCCGCCAGATGATCATCAACGATGACCTGGGCGCCTTTGCGGACATTCCCCGATCCATCGGCATGGGAGCCGCTGAGGCCATTGCCGATGCCGTCTGGGGATTGCTTTTGAGTAATCCGAACAGCTTCTTTTCGACTGCCCACAAGAATTACCTGGAGGGGGCCGATACGGCCTTAAGTGTCGATGGCCTGACGGCGGCCGAGATCTTGTTTGGGGAGCAGACCAAGCCCAATGGCCGTCCTTTGGGGATCGGGCCTACAATCCTGCTGGTGCCCATCGCCCTGAAGGTGATTGCCGAGCAGCTGATGAAATCCGTCAACCTCAATGAGACGACCACGGCCAACAAGCCCAAGCCCCAGGCCAATCCGCATGTGGGCAAGTTCGAGGTGGTTTCCAGCTCCTATCTGAGCAACCCCTCGTTTCCCGGCTATAGCAGCAAGGCATGGTATCTGTTCGCCGATCCCAACCGGCTGCCGGCCCTGGAGGTGGCGTTTCTCAACGGCGTGGACCGCCCCACCGTCGAGAAGACCGATGCGGACTTCAACACGCTGGGGATTCAGTTCCGCGGCTATATCGACTTCGGCGTGCGGGAGCAGGACTTCCGCGGGGCGATCCGCATGAAGGGCGAGGCATAACCACTAATCTTAGCACAGGAGATCAACTATGAGTGCACGATTTGTTCAAGATGGAAAATCCATCGATTACACACCCGCAGCGGCCGTAACGGCGGGCGATGTGGTGGTCCAGGGGGACCTGATTGGCATTGCCAATCTCGACATTGCCGCCAATCAACTGGGGACACTGGCGATTGAGGGGGTCTTTGACTTCCCCAAGGCCACGGGCACCGGCAGCAGCATTGCCGCAGGCGCCATCTGCTATTGGGATGCAGGCGACCAGCAGGCCAAGACGGACTCGGAGACCGGGGCCAATAAGAAGCTCGGTAAATGTATCCAGGCCGCTGGGGACAGCGATACCACGGTGCGGATCAAACTGGATCAGTGATATATGGGCGATCTCCTCAAAAGCGGACTGCAGTTCCTGGAAAGTCAGCGGCAGCAGCACATGGCCCAGGAGGTCACCTACAAACGGGGCAGCGATTCGGTTGTCGTCTTGGCCACGTTTGGAAAGACCACATACGAAGTGGAAGAAACCGAAGGCATCACGGTTGGGGCGGAGGTCATTGACTTTCTGATCGCCGCCGCCGCTCTGGTGATCCAGACCCAGCTGATCCAGCCCAAACATGGCGACCAAATCGTGGTGGCCGGCCAGGGGACCTATGAGGTCCTGGACCTGCCGGGCGCCGGGTGCTGGAGGTACAGCGACCCGTACCAGATGACCTATCGAATCCACACCAAGAAGATTACCTGATGAGGACACCATGACCGACAAGACCGAAACTACCTGGCAGAAACTAACCCTGACCGTCCTGGGTCTGGCCACGACGATCCTGCTGTTTGCCTTTGGGTCTCTGGAGACCCGCAAGGTCGATCAGAGCGCCTTCCAGGTCCATAGGGAAAACGAGCGGGAGCAGTTTCGGCGGATCGAGTCGTCTCTTTCCAGGATCGAAGAGAAGGTCGACCAGCTGATTCTTTACCAGCAGGCATCCCAAAAGCAACTCAACAGAGGCCAATGATGTCTATCGTCAATCCGAAACAAATGGCTGATGCAATCTCGACCCTTCTCAATGGGACCAGTTTCAGTATCCCCTTTGAAAGCCAGGTCCTGCTCAAACCCCTGTTTGACCTGACGGAACTGGGGGATCTGAAGGTCACGGTCGTGCCGGTCTCCCTGGGCCTGGAAAAAATCGCTCGCGGCATGAGCTCCGGCCAGTATGAAATCGACATCGCCATCCAGCAGAAACTGCCTGCCGAGGACATGGATGCGGTCATCGAGTCCCTGATGGAGCTGGTCCTGGAGATCGCCAGTTGCCTGGCCAATAGCCCCATCGAATATGAGACCGGCAAACATACAACCGCTATAAAGACGGAGATCAAGCCCATCTATTCGATGGAGCACCTGGCTGAATACAAGGTATTCACCAGCGTGGTCACCGTAACCTGCAAAGTCACGTAAGGAGAACTATTATGCGAAAGATGGGGAGGATCCTGTTTGGCCTGCTTCTTGAGGAGATCTACTCCGGATGGATTGGCGGGGTGACGCTATGAATAATTTGATTGCGCGAGTCATTTCTGTTACATCCCAGTACCAGCCGCTAGCGCCGGGGCGTCTGGTAGCGACCATTACGCTTTCAGCGCCGCCGGCCAATAGTCATCCGGTCTATCTGCAGGGAGATACCGGCCAGGACGTGCCGCTGGTGCCGGGGGAATGGCATATCTTCCAGCGGGTGAACCTGGCCGAGATTCGCCTGAAAGGAACGGCTGGCGATAAGGTCACCGTTGTTGGGGGGACCTGGTAATGCCGTATATGCCGCCAACTCAATCGGGTTCTTCTGTGCCCACCGGGACGATTGTCCTGTGGTCCGGGACTGTTGCCACCATTCCTTCCGGGTGGTTTCTGTGTAACGGTCAAAACGGCACACCGGATCTGCGGAATCGGTTTGTGGTCTGTGCAAGCGGCGATTACGTCGGCGCTGCGGTCACATCCATCCAGGGCGGTCCAGCCCAGTATGGGGGCAAGAACAAACACCGGCACACCTTTAGTTTTTCAGGCGGCGGCTCATCCGGAGTGCCGGTCAGCGGCTCAATCAATGTGCAAAGCGGAACTGGTGCTACCGCGTATGGATCGACTCATGCCCACAGTTTCAGTTTCAGCGGCGGCGGAGCCACAGAATATCCATCTGAGGAGGGAGAATCGTCATCGCTGCCTCCCTTTTTTGCCCTGGCCTATATCATGAAAGGATAATCCGCTATGATTCCCCTGGCCAGGACCAAGCAGTTGTTCTTTGACCGCAATGCCGTCACCAGTGCCCTGGATAAGGGAACCCGCCAGGTCCTGTCTCAGTTCGGCGCCCTGGTCCGCAAGACCGCCCGCTGGTCGATCCGCAAGCGGAAGAAGTCCTCCTTGCCCGGCCAGCCGCCGTCCAGTCATACCGGGCTCCTGAAGCGGTTTCTCTTCTATTCCTATGACGACTGCCGCAAATCGGTGGTGATCGGCCCGGCCAAACTGAATGCCAAGAACACCGGCGCCCCAGAGGTCCTCGAATACGGCGGCACGGCCCTGCTCCAAATCGGCAAGGACAAAAAGAAGATCCAGATTGCCAGCAGACCTTATATGAACCCGGCCTTCGAAAAGATCAAAACCCAGCTGCCTTCTTTGTGGCGCAACAGCATTACTCAATAATAGGAGATTCTAATTATGGCAACCACGTATAAGCTCGGAATGGATGCAGTGATCCTGTACCAAACCCCTGCGGTGGACAATCCTTCGACCCTGACTCCGTCGTCCATGACGGAGCTGACCAACGTGCGGGACGTGACAATCAATCACGAGACCGGCGAAGCGGACGTGACGACGCGAGGCAACCAGGGCTGGCGGGCCACCGCTGCCACACTCAAGGAATGCACGGTCGAGTTTGAGATGGTATTCAAGCCCTCCGATGCCGGGTTTGCCGCCATCAAGAATGCCTGGCTCAATAACCAGGAGATCTCCCTGGCGATCATCAGCGAAGATCCGGATGCCTCCGGTGCGGAAGGCCCGTGCGGGAACTTCTCGATCACCAACTTCAGTCGAAGCGAGCCGCTGGAAGAGGCCATTGTCGTCCAGGTCACCGCCAAACTGTCGGCCTGGGGATTGTGGTACACCAAGGCGTAATTGGAAAGGTTTTATCTTATGAAAGAATTTATCGACAGCACGGGCAAAAAATGGGTTCTATCCCTGACTATCGATGCCGTCAAACGCTGCCGGGATCTTTTAAATATAAACCTCCTGGAACCGGA